AGATCAGTATCGATTGCGTTTACGTTAACATCTACCCTTCCATATTGATTCATGTCTAATGGCCCAACTCGAAAGGTAAATCCTAAATGCATATCTACTTTAGCCATATCTATTCTCCTTTAATTTAAACTATTCGTGTTCTTTCTATTTCATAGGGAATAGCTTCAATCTCTTTCTTGAGATGCTTATAATCCTGATATTTTTTATTAAATTTCCATGATGCATAAACCCCAGTAACAACAGCTGCTATCGTACCAGTAATACATGCAACAATTCTCAAGTTCCCTTTCATATGTCACCTCCTTTCTTGGTGGCCCCGACAGGACTTGAACCTGTATGCCCTACTGGGCGGCAGATTTTAAGTCTGCTGTGTATACCAATTCCACCACGGGGCCGAATCTTTTCCGTTCAATCTATCTGTGAGGGTGTTCATCCCATTCAGCAAGAATAGTGACCAACTGTGCTAAATAATGCGCGATTAACATATTGCTTGCAGTAATATGCACACCATCCAACGTCATGCTCCCAAATGCATCAGTCTTTGTCGCTAAATCTTCTCGAATTGTATCGTACACTTCTTGTATATCATTCATCTTTTCCTCCTTCTAATTGTTCCATCTCACGTAAGTCTAACACAAAACTGGAAGTGGCGTTACCCTCTTTATTATTTTCATCACGTCTTGAATAACGATGTTCTGGTGCCTTAGCAATCAATTGACACATCCGTTCATAGGATAGAAACCATATTCCACTTTGTTTCTGAATATCTATACCAAAATTATTGGCCGCTTCCCAATTTACCCAGAAAACTATCTGACATTCTGGATATTTAAGTTGACAGTCTGACACATCTTGTCGATTTAATGTAACTGCGAAATTAGAATCAACATTATATCTTCGTTGAGCCACAAAAAATGGAGTGCCAACAGTTTTTAAATCTAAATATCTACCATCATAGGTAAATTCTGGCATATAAACCGTTCCTTTAGATTTGGCAATACCGGGAAGAATCTGTTGTTTTTGGCACAGTTTTAGAAAATCCTTTTCTTTTTCAACTCCCCAGTCAATCCACCAAGCCTTATCTTCTGCATCATGAATCGGCATATCTTACCCCCAATCAATATAATCTGTTAACGAAGCCTGTTTAAAATGTCCATTCGATAGGGCAACAGTTAAATCTGTCTTAGACGCCCACGATGGATCACACAATTCCATATCGACCTGAAATGGAATGTCTAAGCTATTCTGTACTAACAATTGTTGAATCTGAAATGGCACCGTGCGAATGTCATCTTTATGTATCTCACAGATAATCTCGTCATGAACTTGAAGAAGTACCTTACTAGATGTCATTCTAAGCGCCTTAGAGACGGCTATGAGGCGTTCATTCATGATGTCTGCACTTGTACCCTGTACCAAGTAATTAACGCCCTTATACGCGAAATCTGACGGTATGTGATAAACTCTGCCATACCTATTTTTTATCCATCCCCGCGTCTCTACAGTTTGCACAACCTTATCGAAAAACTCTTTTGAACCTTTCAATCCTGCAAAATACTGTCGTTTATATTGTCCAGCTTGTTTAGGTGTTGTTCCCAATTGTATGGCAAGCTTCTTATTTCCGATACCGTAGATAACACCAAACGTAATCGCCTTCGCCATCTGACGATAGAACTTGAAAGTGTCATCACTCTCTACCACATTGAAAGCTAATTTTGCTGCTTCCCCATGAAAATCTACATTGTCTTGAGCAAGCATAGCTGTAATATCGTCATTTTGTAAATAGCTAAGGAAAACCCTAACTTCCATTTGAGAATAATCAAAGCTCACTAGATATCTATCAGGACGAGGTGTAAACATCCTACGTATAGCAATCTGAGTATCATCAGAGGGGTTAAACGATTCATCTCCAATGAATCCCCATGTATCTAGCACTTCACTACTTAAAGCAGTGTCAGTCACTCCACCTTTAGCGGCCATGATTGCATTAATTTTCTGCCGAACCTCCTCTTGTTCCACTTCGTTTAATACTTTGTCAGCTAAGTTGAAATGGTTTCGTGGAATATTATGAAGATTCGGTTCGCGTGAAGAAAGCCTTCCGGTAATCGTTCCCCAATTACAAAACGAAGTGTGCAAGACTTCAGTATCTACATAGGGTTCTAGATAAGTCGAACGAAGCTTTCCTAACGTTCTGTACTGACGTACATTACCAGCAATGGGATGATTAATCTTAACAAGAGATGCCTCTCCCCACGATTGCGCCCCTTTGGGAGTACGATCTGGAGAGAAGATTCCTCGCTCATTTAGCACCACCCCCAGTTGTTGAGTACTATTTATGTTGAAGTCCCCTGCAACATTAAAAATCTTCTTGGCTACCGTTTCTTGTCGATAACTAATTTTTTCAATCGTCTCTGTAACATATTTAGTATCAATCGAAATCCCCGTTCGTTCCATGTCCAGAAGAATAGAGGTAAGTTCAATTTCTAATTGCCATATGTCCACTTGTTGCGACTTTTCAATTTTCTCTTTCATATCCCAATAGAGTTTACGCGTCCAATCCACATCAGACTTGCAATACTCCCCTAAAATACCGGGAGGAGAAGCAGAAAAATCCTTGTGCCATTTATTGGTTCGGAGATATTTCTTCATCTCTATATCATAATCAGCGGCACGTTCGCCATAATGTCGTTTGATTGTCGCGCTGAGATTCAAATCCTTAATGGCTGTCGGTTCAATTAAACGAACCATAACTAACACATCATGGAACTGTTGTTCACGGGATTTCAAACCATCCTGCAACAAGAAATGTAGATCAAATTTAAGATTGTATCCAATCAACACATCTGGTACATGTCCTAGAAAATCAATTAGATTTTTGTAGTAGCGCCATTCTAGATTCTGTCCTTGTTGATGTCTAACTGGAAAATAGTAGGATGTCTCAGCATATGCCGGGGAAACACCGACACCACATATTTGATTTGCTCCGTATGGCTCAAGGCCATTTGTTTCCACATCCACCACTAACTCTTGATGTCCAATTAGACCATCCATCGCTTCATTATATTTCGCTTTAGTATCTACGATCATTTAGACTCCTCTAAAGGGCTTTCAGGCGTATCCCCCAAGCAAGGCTTACCACGGCATGTGTGCTACCTCCGCGATGATTCACCTCCCAATCATCGACACCTACCCACGTACCCTGTCTTATTAAATTTAAAACAGATTTTTAACGTCCGATTTAGGCACATCGGTAAATGCAACTGTGCCATTTGTGGTGGGTTCTCCGCTATACCGCTCACGGAAATATGCCTTAATGGTAGGCAAGTCTGAAATCTCTGCTAGCTTCGCTGGAGGAATTTCTGCTTCCCGTGCTGTGGCTGCAATGCTGTATGACGTATCATACAAGCCCGAACCAGTGCGTCGGACACGTATCACTCCTTTGTTTAGATTACCCCAATCATTGTAGACATCCACTAATTGATTCCAAATATAGTCACTACGTCCGAAACCTAGAGACACGATACGGAAGTCGTTTATATCTTCCTTGTACATCTTCTTTCCCCCCGGCCCCGCAAACTCTTCCCACTCATCCATCTTCTTTTCCGTGTGCAACACTTCATGAACATATGTCCAAAAAGCAAACTTATGGGATGGCCGAGTATCTTCCGGAACTACGCTGGTATCAATATCCGCTTCGGAGAGCAGATTGATCCATCGATTACCGGATTTATAAGTAAAGAGATACAGTTCATCTAGCCTCTCATCTCCCTCATCCCCCGTTGCCACCGATGTCATGAAGGCTTGATCGCCGTCTCTAAACCAGACTTCTCGACGTTGCGGATACTCTACTGAACCGGGCCTGCGTGTCTCCCTAGTATTCTGAATTCGTGCTATACCACTCATAGTAACCTCCTACTATTATACTGTTATACTTTAATTACCAAAATGTACGTTCATTGATTATGTCCGTTAAAACGACTTTATCCCTTACGTCTTGAACATCTTTATAACCTCCTTTCAATTCAATCTTACTAATTTTACACCTACTGGAAAGAGTTGTCAAGGCTTTTGATGTACCAATTTTACCCGCTTCATCATTATCTAAGCATAAGACTAATTCGGGTGTAGGCAATTGTAATAATAAATCGGCTTGATACTTAGAAAGCGTTGCACCCAGAAGGGCTATAGCTGGAAAACCGTTTTGTGTTAACCAGATTGTATCTAAACTGCCTTCTGTAATACATACGAAATCACAGGGTTGAATTCGATAGCCCCCGAAAAGTACTCTAGATTTACGTAACCCTTTAGAGTACATATATTTTGGTAGTTGTTCTAATCGTCTGGTAATGGTTCCCACTAATCGCTCATCTTTATCGTAGACCGGAATAACGAGATTGCTATTCTCATCAGTTCCGCATCGCCATTCCTGTAATATATCCGCTGTAAACTCCCGGTCAAAAATCCATGTGGGAATTCGTGTCGTATCATATTGAATATCGAATTCTCTCATTTCTGGTTCTTCTGGCCCACCTTGATAGTCATCCAAAAATGATAAGGAATAATCTACAGCATACCTCAGTAGTAGTTGATCGATATCCTCTCGTGACCTGTGCAACAATTTTTGTAAGAAATATATTAATGACCCCTGACCGCACCCCACAAAACAAATCCAAACTCCTTTAAGAACATTAATTGAACAGGATACACGAGCATCATCATGGAATGGACAGAGAATCTGAAATTCATCTCTATTTAACGGCACATCTATGTTGTGATCTAGTAATACGTTAGCCCAACTTACTTGGCTTTGCGTAGAAATAACACCACCTCATGCATTTGTCCAGTGTAAACATCGCGCACTTTACCTTCTCGTATATTTTTAACAGTTAACTTAATCGGGGGCAACTTAGAACCCCGTTTCTGGACTTCCTTAACTATAACTTTTTCCTCTAGACCCAAAAACCTTAAAGCATTCATAATACTCCTCCCTTAAAACATCTCTTCTAGTTCTTCAATTTTACCAATGTCAACATCCCATGTCAAGGCTATAGTCTCCGATGGCAATTCTCCTTCACGATATTTTTGAAACTGGATTAATCGGCGTTGTTCACTACCCTCATCTTTGAATAACGAAAGAGCAATATCGGATGCCCGAATCATTGCATCCCCGAACGCTACTTGATCAGGACGCGGTGGAGCATATAAATCAGCTGCATCACGAGTAGCTTGAGTGGACACTACAATAGGAGTGTTGGTAGTAGTTGCCAGTCCCTTCAATCCGTAGAACAACGAATGGTTTTGTTCCCACATAGCTTTCCCTTTACCCATTCCTGTCACCAGATAAACTCCATCAATGACCACCAACTCCGGACTGTATTTTCGTACTATACTAGCGATGCTTTCCAATGAAATACCTATCTGCCCTTCAATCTTATCGCATATCAGGAGGGGACGACCATTTAATTCCTGCAAAAACTTTTTATAATTATCTTCATCGATAGGCAATCCAGTACGCAAGGCTCGATGAGAGAATTCATAGCCCATTTGATGAGCCATAACAACATCTGCCCGTAAACTCATGGCCTCTTCTGGCATTTCCGTTGAAATGAGAAGCGTTTTATGTCCGTCTAAGGCAGCTAAACAGGCAATCTCTACACATAACCACGACTTTCCAATTGTGGGACGGGAGAAGATCGAAGCAAGCTCACCCTTCATCCACCCCACTCCAGTTTTATTCACCGATGTAAAGGGAGTTCGGATTCCAATAATCTGTTCACCCATTTGCCGTCGATAATTTTTCGCCTTCCATTTATCGTACCGAAAGGTTGCATCCTTATTGTATTGAACAATGTCTTCATCCCACACGATATCCAAATCGTTCAACCCAGTCATAATACGCGCCAACGCTTGTTTGGGGTTATCAGCTAGGAGATCACGATTAGAATGCAAAGTACCTACAATATTTCGGAACAGTACCTGATTCTTAAATGTATCTAAAGCGTATTCAAATTTTAATGTTTTCGCGGCAATATCTAAAGTCGGATAGTTCTCACACAGAATCTCCACTTCTGGAAATATCCTATACTTATCGTAATAAGTTGTAATAAAACGAAAGGCATCTCCATGTTTCGCAAAGTCGTTGGGCATAAACTTAAATTTTCTAACGGTAAGCTCATTCAAGAGATTAAAAATTAAACCTGACTTGCATAGACTACTCTATTATCATCTAAATAAACATATGCTATTGTCTGTTCGTCACTATTCTGGTCTGCTTGTTCCTTTGCCTCCTTTAAATTTTCATGCCGTCCGATTTCTAAGGGCGAATCAGATGTTTCATGAATAATGAATACGATATATGCATCCGAAGTGTTTGTCAAGGATTGCTTTGAGCGCCTGATTAAGCCGTGCGATTGGCGTCTCATAATAACTTTTTAACCTTTTCTTGTAAATCTTGGCGAATCTTATATGCTGATTCTCCAATGTCCTGTGTAATTTCTTCCATCGTCATGCCCTCAACACGTAAGCGAATAAATTCTTGTTCCATCACATCCAAATCAATAGAATGTAAAAAGAGATTGAAGTCTATATCATCATTAGGAGTTATTGTCGAGTCGTCTCGAATTTCTGTGTAGTCTAAGAGATTATTACTTTCTGTCCGTTCTTCTAAACTAGATGTTTTCAACTGTCGATCTGCTTTATATAAGAGGGTACGAATTGTATTAACCATAGTCGTATGCAGATATGTATGAAACAACACACCACGATCTTTGTTAAAGCCTTTTGCTGCCTTCATGATTGCAATCCGTAATTCTTGAGCTATATCGGCCCGATCTAGTCCACGAATATAGGTTTTAGAAAGAAAACTTTGAACTTTTGGTTCCCATTGTGTTAATAATTCATTGTTTATATGCATTATGGGGCCAACATATTTGGATTAGTCGGTAGTATTGTATTTGTTTTTTCAGTGATGCGATATTTCAATTCCCCCGGAAGGATAACCTTTAACCAATCTCTTGGCATCCAATCTATAAACTCTTGTGATAAACCTGTAGGATGATTCAGCGCGTAATCATTTATAATCAGATTAAACCATTCAGTTGGGACTGATTCCCTCATGGGAATAACTATTGCATTATACCCATCGGGTACAGCATAGATAATGTTTAGATTCTTAGGGTCTACCCAACGAAAAATTGGAACTTCACCATCTTCTGGTAACAATAGATTTGGGCCATTAGCCGCTACTACAGTTGTTTGGGGGGGAAGTGAAGGTACTTCTATAATTTGTATTGTAGGTTTTTCAATCGTTTCTTTTTCTACTTTTACAATACGCTCTGTAATAAGTGGAACTTCCACAATTTCAGATGGAACCAATTGAGCATATAAGACCGCTCCTGCTAACATACTAGACATGGCAATAGCCAATACTCCGCTAATC